TGCTCTGTTGGCATTTTCTGATAAACCTAGCATTCTTGTATCTTGAAGATCTCTGAGGACTCGGTCATACTCCATTCCATCATACTCTTTAAGCATATCTCTACCATAATCATAAACATACATGCTTGATGGTGGTGGGGTTCTGTAAGATATCTTCTGAGGTTCGCCTTTATTATCTATATATCTAAAATCTGGGAACTGAGCATCTCTTGATTCAACTGTTGGGTATGCTATATCTCCGAACATATCATATTGGTCATCATCTTCGTATCTGGCGTAAAAATCTTTCGGCAATCCGAGGTCTGTATTTATGTTTGATCGCTCTCCTTGTTTGGGGCGAGTGTCAACAACCTCTGCTGTTTTTTCTTCACCACCAGTAAACATGTTTGCAAATTTTTGAGCCATGCCAACATAAGGGATAAGAGTTAAAGGATTTTCTTGTATACCTCTAGTAAATTTGGTTAAGCCTTTTCCTATAAAGCTCTCCCTAGTTTCATCATACTTAGGGTCTGATGGGCCAATATCTGTAAACGAAGGCAGCCCAACTATAGCTGCTTTTGGGTCAAGAACTAATTGGCCTTTGCCGCTTTTGTCCATAGTTTTATTTGACCCTAATCCCTGAACTGTTCCGTCCTCAGCATAATCAACCATGTCAATATATGATTTCTTAATATTACCTTTCATAGCCTCAGAGGATCCTGGACCATATTTATTATATCTAGATCTAGCCTGAATTACATCTCGTTTACTTAAATTGTTTAAGTCAGACTCTCTTCTTTCTTTAAAAGTAATATTTGCATTTACTTTGGTAGAGTCATACATTTCAGGTTCTAAAACTTCAGCTATCGTCATATCTTCAAAATACTTAGGAGCTGTATCTATTTTAACATTGCCTAATTCATCTTGCCTGTAATTTGTTGAATTAAGGAACTTACCTGCATCTCTGTCTCTAAAATACGCTCTAGCTTCTTTGGCTGGCTTGCCTTCTTTACTAAATTGTTTTCTTATTGCGGAATCTTCTGCATTAGAGTTACCACCCTGATGCCCACCACTACCTTTACTGCCACCAAAACACATTTTAAGCTCCTTTGCCTTTGGCCATTGAAGCGATTACACCGCTTAATGCACCGCCACGTTGACCTGTGCCACCTTTAATTTCTTCTATTTTATCTAATACATATTGAACCATCATCTCGTCTTGGGGCATATTACCTTGAGGTGGTGGTTGCTGGCCTTGTTGTATAACTGGGCCAAATGCTTGCGGGTTAATCGGGGCGATAGATGCTAACATATCATATGTCACTTTTCATCGCCTCCATCTGCAATTCAGCTGCATTCTTTTCTCGTTCTAACTGTATATCAGCTGCATTTTTCTCGCGCTCTAATTGCAATTCAGCTTCCAGCTTTTGTATTTTTGCTTGCATGTCTTGCTGGGCTTTCATCTGATCTATTTGCATATCTTGTTGGGCTTCAGCTTGTTTAATTTGAATTGAGGCTTGTGCTTTAGCTTGGTCTGCAGCGATTTGGGCTTGCGTCCTAGCTTGGAGTGCTTGTGTTTCAAGCTCGGCAAGTTGTTGCGCATATTGTAATGGGTTTCCTTCTTGGCCTTGTTGCATGGCTTGTTGTAATGCTGGTATTGGTTGCATTTGAGGCGATGCCTGTACAACTTGTGCTGCTCTCTGGCTAATTAATCTATCTAAATCAGGGTTAATGTCTTCAAACTTAAATTCAGGATCTTTAAAGTCAGGTAATGGCGGCATCTCCATACCTATGCCAGCTTCCATGCGGACTCTGTACAATAGAGCTATGTGCTCTGCTAAGTGGGCGATAAGTATAGGCTGCATCTGTGCAGCTCCAGGATTACCGCCTAATGATGGGTCTTGTAAGAACTGCATGTGAACTGCGATATGAGAGTTGTGATCTTGCTCAGGGAATGCGCGAATAGGCTTGCCATACATAACTGCCATATTCTCGTCAATCGGATCCATCTGGACAGCTTCCTCTGGCTTTTTAAGTATCTCGTCAATATTCGGTATGCGGATTGCTTCATACATACGTTTATATGCTTGGTACATATCATGAAATTGAGGTGCTGATTGGGCGAGTTGTAATATCGCTTGAGCTTGTGCGATTCTTTGTGTGCTTGAGAATATGTTGGGGTCACTGACAGGGAGGATGTCAATGCGATCGTTGAAGTCTGCCGCGAAGATTTGTTCGCTACTGCCTGACAACGAAAATGTAAACGATTCGGGCAGGTTCTCTGCGTTGAGTTCCGCAAGTAATTTGAACTCTTGCCCTTGGGAATAATGCAACCTTTTGTGAATGGCCGAGAACGCTTTACTGCCCTGTTCTATCAAAGCCACTGTGGAGCCAACTGGTGCATTAGGGTTTACATCCCCAACATTTAAATCCGCTGTACTTGCAAATCTTTGTCCTGCTTGAACAATAAAACCAAGTAAATTAAACAGTGACTGGCTTGGCTCTTTAAATGGTAATGGCATTATCGCCTTGTTAACATCGTCAACTGTTGCGTCTAAATCTACAAACTCTCCAGGATTAACCTGAACTTCACCACCGCTAACTCTGCCTCTTAACTTAAAGCCACCTTGCATATTGGCGAATGCTGCTGAGTCTAATAGAGCTCTTAATGAGCCAGTTGCTGCTTTGCCCAGACCACCAATAAGATGATATAAACCGAAGCCATAAAAGCCCAATCCAGGAAGGAACTTATAACTGACAAACCAGTCTCTGCGTTCCATTCTTTCGTCATTTTCATGCCAGTTCCTGCGTATGCTTACTATGTTGTTATTATTATAATCAATTGTAACAACATATGGTATAGCAACTTTTACTTCGTCTTCATCATATTCAACATCGTTAATATCATCAAAGATTTCGTAAACATGCATTTCTAAAAGTGTTACAGTATCGTCCTCGGAATCATCAAGCTCATCAACACCTTCAATTTGACCAATGGTATCGCCTGATGGATCTATGTCTGATGAAGCGTAATCAGTTGCCATATAAAAACCTGACTGAACATATTTGTTATAGTCATTCCTTGGCATTTGTATTACATGTGTGTATCGGGGGGATGTTTGTAAATCTTTACTTTCAGGAGCTACAACAAAGTCTTCTGCCTTTACAAACTGGGAACATTGCCTGTCCATATTTGCATCCCACCAAACCTTTTTAAAAGTCTGACCAACTAATGGTAAGTGAAATAACATTTGGTCTAAGTCTGGGAAGTACTCAGGCATCTCCTGAGTAATCTGGTAATTCATGAATTCACGAACGCGTCTTGCTTGGTCTTCGAGCTCCTCATTAGGATCGCCAACAATTGTAGTTTTAACTGGGCCACCTGATGGATATAACTCTGCAATTGCTCTTGCGTTAAATTGAGATGCTGCTTCTGCTATCATAGGGTGAACAACTGTAGATAAACCGCGAGTTGCTCTTTCGTCTTCTGATTCGTCTAAGCCGCCATCTGGGTCTAAAGTTTTAAGCCCATCTTTATATCTTTCTTCCCATTCAGAGCGTGCTTCTCTATCTCTGTCGTAATATGAAATAAGAGTCTGGCCTTTTCGTCTTAACTCTATTGGGTCTAATATCTCAGCTAAATTCTCGTCAAACTGACTTTCCATCTGCTCAGGCATGTCAGAATCAGGATCTCCTATTAAAACATCGCCATTGGCCAGATCTTCAATTTGTAAATCGTCGGGCGGTGAAGCCTCAGTAAATGGTGCGGTGGTTCTATTAAGAGAGATAGGTTCTCTAGCCATACAGAGTCATCCTTCTTTTTTCTGGATATTCGTCATCTTCATAATCGTCAGAATGAGTAACAAACCATCCTTTTCTAAGTCTTAACCATGCTTGCGTGCACGTATCTACTATGTCATCATTATCACCAGCTGGGAATGCTGCGCAGATGTCTATTAAATCTTTAGCCCATTTTTTATTAAAAGGAAAGTAAATTCTTCCATCTTCCAGCAATGCGGAGCTTGCATGTGCTCTAGCTTGCTTATCTCTGTCAGGGGAATATTCAATAACTGGGATGCCTGCCATACGCAAATCTTGCAGCAGGGATTGACCCGAGGCTTTCTTTTCTATTAAAACTGCATCAGGTTCAAAATCATAATAACTTTCTTGAGCTATTTTTCTTAATTCAGGATAACTTACTCTGTCATACCACATATCAATTACAATAACATTAACTTGGCCGTTCTTTCTAAAAACTCCCCAAGTTGTGCGAGCGGAATAAGATGAGTTTTCTTTTGTGCTAAATGCAGTATCCCAAGATTGTAAAACATATTCTATCGGAGGCAAGTCTTCTTTCTCCCATGGCACCCACCACTCTGCTTTAAGTATTCCGCCACCTTTGGGCATTGGCCTTTGTTGTAGTTGGCCTGCAGCTGCATAACTTCCTAGACTTCTTTCAAGGTTTTCTAATGTCTTATCGTCTATTCTGTCTGGCCAAAGAAGCTCTCCTTCATCTGTTCTTGGGTCAAAAAAGTTAAGCGAAGACCTTGTTATTGTCGGGTGGCCGACTTCATAACGAGCAGGCAAACATAAATGATCCCATTCATCTCCTAACTCATTAGATAATATATGGCCAGTTAAATCATTCTCATGAACTCTTTGCATAATAATTATGAACGCGCCAGTCTTTGGGTCATTGAGTCGGGTTTGCATTGCTTGGTCCCACCACTCTAGAACTCCTTCTCTAACTGTTGAAGACTCTGACTCCCTAACATTATGCGGGTCATCAATAACAATTATGTCACCACCCTCACCAGTCAAAGCACCATCAACCGAAGTGGCAATCCTCGCGCCAGTCTTATCATTCTCAAAGCGTTGTTTCTGGTTTTGGTCTGAAGTCAGCTTAAAAGTTTCCCCAAAGTGTTCTTTATACCATCGGCTGTCGAGCAATCTCCTGCACTTAACGCTATCCCTGATGGAAAGAGAGCCAGCATATGAAGCGTAAAGAAATTTCTTTTCTGGCTGGATGGTCCAAGCCCAAGCAGGTAAAGCAACAGCAACTGAGATAGATTTCATATGGCGCGGAGGTATATTAATGATCAACCTTTTAATATCACCTTCAACAACTGCCTGTAAATGATCGCTTACTGCGTCAATGTGCCAGTTATCATAGAAGTCTCGTCCTGGCTCAATCGCTGGCCAACTGCTCTTGGTAAATTCCTTCAAGGATCTCCGCATTTTCTCCGCCCTGATCTCCTTCAATGACAGCGTGCTCAAGAACTCGTTCAATTGCATTTAAATCATCTCCTGTTAATTTGCTTATGTCAAGAATTTTCTTCTCTTCAATCTGAGCTGTAACCTCAACTGCCTTTAAATCAGGCATGCATTTTGACAACAAAGTTTTTGCAGCCATTATCCTTAACTCAGGATCAGCACCAACCTTACCAATATCTTGAACATTACCTTGTTCATCTTGCGTGTAAACGCTGAACATCTCTCTGCCCTGCATAACTCCAGAAAGGAAACCAACAGGATCTGCTTGCCCCATGATCCAATTGATAGTTGCAGGATGATTCCATTTGTATCGCTTCTTTCTTTCGCGTGAAGGCTTCTGGTTCTTCAGAGGTTCAACTGATTTAAACTTACCATCCCATTTATCTGGTTGAACTGGGGCACTTTTGTTAACAGGCCTTTTAACTTGTACTTTCTTTTGGTTCTCTGTAGCCATTTATTATTCACTCCCAACCTTACTTGCAGTGGTCAACTGACAATTAAGTGTAACTTATTTAAACATAAAAAGAAAGCAATAATTAACGAACACATTCTCTGGTCAAAGAAGCCAATTAGGCATTGATCTATTTTTGTTCCATCTAGCAAAGCCCATCTTATCTTTCTTATAAAATTTACGATACGCCTCTAAAGGATAACTCTCAGTTGTTTTAAGATCTTTATGATCACCAAAGCACTGCGGCATAACTGTAAGCATCTTCATATTACCTTTAGGAATAAGGCCGATGCCAACTGCGATAGATTTCCTATGTTTACCTGCCCCATGGCATTTACCATAGCGATAAGTATATTCCCTCAACATAGCACAATACAAATTATACGCAAACCGAAAGTTGTAGCGAGTTTTCATAGCCCAAAGAGTGCAGGGATGTTTTTGGTGAACAGGTTTATACAGATCATTTTCTTCTGCATATTCTGGGGCGTGGTGCCATAACGCAGTGCAAAGCATCTGCGCTTCTTCTAAAGGCATTTTTACAACGTGTTGATCGCATAACGCCCTAGCAATAGAATCAGGATCTTCATCAATTATAAACCTATTCATGTTTGCCACCCTGATATTGGAGAGTAACTTCCGTAAATAGTAGCACCCCCACCAGTATTTAGAAAACCTTCAACAGCAGTCTCAAAGCCAGTCTTCTCTGCTGCAACAATAGCATCCATAATCTCTCCAAAAACTTTATCTTCAGCCGAGGAGTGAGGGATATTTACCAAGCGTATTTTATAAAACATATTATTTCCTTTCTCAATATGTTGGGGAGCCGAAGCTCCCCTGATTAATTAAACTGGTTTAAGACCAATGTTGTTATTTGCTGTAGCGACAATCTCAAACATTTTCCCGTGAAACTTTATTTCATCTCCATGGTTCACCATGAAAGAAATCTCTTGATCTCGTGTGTGAGAAGTAATCGATACACCATTTCCGAATGCAAAATGAAGATCCTCACCATTTTCTTTTGCTCTTTCTACTGCCTCGAATGGGCAACTACACCAGTCGATGGCGCAAGATACAACACTACCTAAAGTATAGAAGTTGTGCAGAGTGCCGTGGTTTATTGATTTATATGCAATAGCTAAGACATCACCATCTTTGTATCCTTCGTAATTTTCTTTACCTACAAAGATTTTGTGAGCTAAATTTTCGTGTGCTATTTCTCGTTGTGCCATTTTATTTCCTTTCTCAATGTATACCCTCTTCTACTCTATTTAATTAGAAAGGTAAAGCACTTTCTTTCCCTTTAATAACAAAGACTTACGAGAAAGTTCCCAGACACTGGGGTACAGTTTCCCCAGTTTTTCGAGAAAAGAAACCTAATTAACATTATGTTTTTAAAAGGTTTTTCCCAAAAGGTTCCCAAGGTTTCCCCAAAAGTGCTTTTTTTAAGAAATTATTTTTTGTTGTAAAAATCTCCCCTATATAACTATCTCATAATTCTAGAACGTCCCCCATAAAACTAAAAGAAGAGAAACCAGAGAAACTCTGGGGTCATAGTAATTTTTTATACAAAACTCTGGGAACCAAAAATAAAACTTTACTTTTTAGATTTTATAGATCACTATTATATTTATTGAGAAAGGAAGCCAATAATGTATCAGTACAAACCTAAAGACAAAAAATTTAAATGGGAGCTGAACCCAAATGGGCGTGTTTTTGTAAGACAAAAAACTGGTCCAAAGCCTAAAAATACATATCCTTGGTGTGAAGATATTTGGGACTACATGAATGATGTGAGTGGTTTCTTTGAAAATAAATTGTTTTATTCTGTAAAAAAATAAGATAGAGTAAAATTTCTTGAGAAAGGATATAGAATGGCAAATAGAGCTCCAAAGGTCTTTATCGTTAATAGACCTATAGAAAACAAGTTTGGTTGGACGCCAGATTTAAGTGATGCTTCACGATATGGCACGCTTGATGTTGTTTTTGAACCCAATGAAAAACCTCAATTTTTACCCAGCCCATCAATTCATAAAGCTCGGCAAAAGTTGAAAGATTTTGGTCCAGATGATTATATTCTGTGGCCAGGAGGTGGTGACCCGATAGCAGTTATGATAACTTGTATGATTGCTAATGAAATGTCACCAATAGTTCGCATCCTAAGATGGGAGCGAGATAAAGAAGCAGGGCACAGAGATAGAAGAAAAGGCTTCTATATGCCTGTTGCCTTAGAGATGAGAAAGGAAAACCATGACTATCAATCTGCTTGAAGACGTAGCACCTGCGTCTAACTCACTAGGTGCAATTACTGAGATGGCTCAGAATATGTTTGATCTAGAAATAGAGATAAACAAATTAGAAGAGCTATTGAAGCAAAAAAAGCAGAACCTGACGAAGTTGGCCGAACATGACTTGCCTGATTTAATGCAAGAATTGAACGTCAAAGATTTCACCCTTAACAATGGTGCTAAGGTTGAAGTCAATGAAATAACTTCAGGCTCTATTCCTTCAGCTGGTGCAATACAAAGAGCATCAGGCGATGATAGAGCTGAACTGGAGTTACGTCAACAACAATGCTTTGCTTGGTTGAGAGCTAATAAAGCTGGAGACTTAATAAAAAGTAATGTTGAGGTTCAATTTGGACGAGATGAAGATAAAGCGTGCAATGATTTTGCAGATGAGTTGCGTCAGCGCAATATCTTTTATCGTCGAGCAACTGGTGTGCATCACAGTTCTTTAAACAGTCTTATAAAAGAACGCATGTCAGAAGGTAAAGATGTCCCACAGGATCTCTTTAAAATTTTCATAGGTCGTAGAGCCAAAATCAAAGGAGACAGAAATGTCAGATAAAGAAATCGCAGAAGTAAAAGCAACTAACGTAGTTGCATTCGACACCTCAATTTTATTAGAAGATGCAGGCACAGCGTCAGAAAATATGACAGCAGATGATATGCTGATACCAAGGTTGAGGATTTTACAATCAGGTTCACCCCAAGTTAAAAAATCAGAGGGTGCTTATATAAAAGGTGCTGAGGAAGGTCACATCTTCGATAATGTTACGAATGAACTGTTTGATGGAGAAAAGGGCATAAATGTTGTGCCTATAACTTTCCGCAAGACTTACATCGAATGGACTGATGATCGTAAGTTTGTCGGTGATCATGGTATAAATGTAGATGTATCAAATTGCGTTTTAGACGATAAATATAAATTGCGCAATCCAGAGGGTAATGTTATGACTCTGACTGCTGAATATTTAGTTTATGTCATAGATAAAAATGGCAATTACTCCCCAGCACTTATCTCTATGAGTTCGTCAGGAATTAAAAAATCTAAAAGATGGAACTCGATGATGAATCGTTTAATGATTGCTGACCCTAATAAAGAAGGCTCAATGTTTAACCCAGCAATGTTTTGGACAGCATATAAAATAACCTCTGTGCCTGAGAGTAATGATAATGGGGCGTGGATGAATTGGGAGATCGAAATGATTTATGATGCAGATTCAGGCGGCATAATCCAGAATTTACCTAATGGTGGTAATATCTATTTACAGGCACGTGATCTAAAAAGCAAAGCAGTTCGTGGTGAAGTCAGGGTTCAACCTGACACGCCTGAAGATGACGTAATGTAATCTAACTCCTTTTACATTCGTCAGGCAGACCCTTTATTCTTGCATGGTTCATTGGGTCTGCCGCTTTTTAGAAAGGATTATAAAATGGCGACGAAGAGGTTTATGAACCTGTTCCGAGGTTATGAATTAGCCCATGGACAATATAGGGTTCAGAATGAAGAAGCTGACGGCAAAATGTCAGGCAGAGCAGTAACAGTTAGCGAGCAGGCAACTGAAAAGAATTTTGAAGATCATTTAAATGGTGGCGATTATATATTAGGCATCATAATGCTAAAAGAAAATAACTCCTGCAACTTTGGGGTTATCGATATAGATATTCGTGGCGAGGTTAAACTGTCTGAAAGTTTAGAGTCACTTGAAAAGAAAATAAGACACACCCCATTAGTATTGTGTAGAAGTAAATCAGGCGGTGCACATTTATATTTATTTTGCGAGCCTGCGATAGCTGCAATGGATATGGTTTCTAAATTAAATGAATTTGCCGCGCAGTTAGGCTATGGAGGATCAGAAGTTTTCCCCAAGCAAATATCCAGAGCAAATGAACGTGACAGAGGTAACTGGATAAACTTAGCATATTGGGATGGAGACAAAACAGAACGCTATGCAATGCACAATGGCAAGAAGTTAAATCTAAAACAGTTCTGTGATCTCGCAGAAAAGAAAAGAACTAATTACGAAAGTTTAGAAAAGTTTACACCCGAGCTAGTTAATCATTTTGAAGATGGGCCGCCTTGCTTACAACATATCATGACAATGGGATTCCCAGAAGGTGGACGAAACATCTCTTTGTTCAATGTTGGTGTTTATTACCGCAAGAAGAATCCAGACGACTGGCAAGAAGATTTAATGAAGTTTAACTATGAGCATCTGCCCGAACCTTTGCCAAGCAGTGAAGTCAATGGCCTTGTAAAATCAGTTAGTAAAAAAGAATATGCCTATACATGTAAACAAACGCCAATATGTAATTATTGCGAGAAGTCTAAATGCATGAAGAGAGATTATGGAGTTGGTGGGCTTGGTGGTGGGCTTTCAATTGAAGTAGACTCAATAACAAAATACGAAACTGAAAACAGACAATCAGTCCGTTGGTACATAGAAATGCAAGGCGAACGCATAGAAGTAACCACACCCCAACTTTTAGACCAAAGGCAACTGCAAAAGTTATGCGTTGAAAAATTAAACAAATGCCCATCAACAATGCCCTCCCAACAATGGGAAAAAAGAATAAATGAATTATTACTTAGTGTAGAAGTAATTGTTGATCCTGACGATGCATCGCCCCAAGGTCAGTTTGAAAAGATGCTAGATAGCTTCTTGACAGGTAAAGTGCAAGCTCGCCAAAAAGATGAGATAATGAATGGCAAGCCATGGCACGACTCTGACGAGGGCAAAGTTTACTTTAGATCAGAAGATTTATTTATATATCTTGAAGCACGCAGGTTTAGATATCCCTCCCAGCATCAAGTCTGGTCTTGGCTAAGGACAGTTGGTGGTGATAGAAAAACATTTAAAATAAAATCTAAAACAGTTAAAGTTTGGTCAGTGCCTGAACCTGATTTTTATGATGATGAGGACATGCTAGATATACCAAGTGCAGTAACAGAGGACTTTTAATTGCAAGACGAGCCAGAAAGATACTATGAATGGATCCTCTGGAAATTTAGAAAGGAAAATGATGAGCCGTGTACAGATAATTCTCGGACCCCCAGGAACAGGCAAGACAACAAAGCTCCTGAACATAGTTGAAAGGTCTCTTAAAAAAGGTGTGCCCCCAGAGCGCATTGCTTATTTAGCTTTCACGCGTAAAGCTGCATCTGAAGCGCAAGAGCGTGCTATGGTGCAGTTTGGTTTTGATGAAAGCAGGTTTCCTTACTTTAGGACTCTACACTCGCTTGCTTTTAAAGTCTTAGGATTGCAGCGAGACGAAGTAATGACCAATGAACACTATCGCAAGCTAGGAAAAATCTTAGGAGTAGAATTTAAAGGCATTTACGATGAAGACATAGGAATGCATACAGGCTATGGATTGGGTGATAAGTGCTCAAGAGTTGAGTCTCTGGCAAGGGTTGGGCTTAGATCTATTGAAAAGCAACACAGAATAGTAAACCAACATGACTTAACTTTACACGCTGCAATTCAGTATGATAATTGTTTAAAAACTTATAAGCGTGAGAATGGTCTTTTAGATTTTACAGATATGCTAGAACAATTTGGTAGTTCTTTGCCTATAGATATTTGCATAATTGATGAAGCGCAAGACCTCAGCTCTCTGCAATACAGAATGGCAATAATGGCTTCCAAAGAAGCTTCCGAGATTTATATTGCTGGTGATGATGATCAAGCTATATTTGGTTGGGCAGGGGCAGATGTTAATAAATTTTTAAACCTTAAAGGTGAAAAGATAATTTTACCAAAGTCTTACAGAATACCAAGATCAGTCCACATGCTGGCCAATGATGTGGTTAATAGAATAAAAAACAGATATGTAAAACAATGGTCGCCAAAAGCTGAAGAAGGAACTGTAGAGTATGTTTCAGACGAGCAACAAATTGATTTTAAAGGAACTGGCACTTGGCTCTGTATGGCTCGGAGTAAATATTTACTTAACAGATTAAAGCAATCAGTTCGCCAACAAGGCTATGCTTATTATTATAATGGCAGAAGTTCATTAGAAAGTGACGAAACTCGAGCAATAACTTCTTGGGAGCGTTTGCGTAAAAATATTGATATAACAATGCACGAAGCTAGAAATTTAATAAAGTTTTTTAATTTTAATGTTAAGCTAGAAAAGAAAGACTCTTACAGAATAAATGATTTAGGGTTGCCTGATGATGCTTCAGCTTTAGATTGGATGTCTATACTTAAAAATTTACCTGCAGATGAAAGAGAATATCTAAGGTCGTGTTTACGCAATGGAGAAAAGTTTACTGATAAACCGCGCATAACAATTTCAACAATCCACCAAAGTAAAGGTGGTGAAGCTGACAATGTTGTTTTACTTACTGACATGGGCAAGTTAAGCTGGGATAATTTAGGCAGTGACGAGGAGAATAGAGTTTGGTATGTTGCTTTGACGAGAGCTAAAGAAAGTCTTTTTTTGGTCAGGCCAAGAGGTCTTCGATACTTTAGCATATGATAAGTCGTTGTTTTCAAAAGGAAAGAAAGTGCTTTACATTTCTGCTTTATTGCATTAGAATAGAATATATATTGAGAAAGGAATTTTAAAATGGAATACACATATGCTATAACACCACCCAGAGTTATCTTAGAAAGCAAAAAAATTGTTGCTCCTAAGATAGTTGCTTTTGGTGAAGAGGTAAAAGCTCAAGGCAATGGCATTTACTATTGTAAATCAGTTGAGGATATTATCTCCAGCTTAATGACTAATGAGCAGATTGTCTGGACTGTAAATGAATTTTGTGAAAATAATAAGTCCCCACACACTTGTGACGATGGCGGACCTAGATTACATGCTGCTAGGAAACTTTTTGATTGGTGTCTTGCGAGTAGTGGGTCTAGAGTACCTGCTGTAAAAACCGATAAGGCAGTTGGCAATAAGATGCCTTCACCCAAAGGCAAGTTCCTCAAAAAGTTAGTTGAGAAAAATCCTAGGAAAGAAGCCACCCATGGCTTTCACTCTATGGGCATACTTATCAACTATGATGAGCCAGTTAGTTACGAAACATATTTAGCTGAAGGTGGTAGACCTCAAGACCTTCGGCATGATTGGAACAAAGGTCATGTGGAGATTGTAAATGGATGAAATAAGATTTAATGATGAAGAGCTTTTGTTAATCAGGGATGCAGTAGATGGCCTTTGGTGTTCAGATGATATTCTAGACCCTTCTGATTCAGAAAGGGCTAATCAAGTCAGGGTATTTCGCAAAATAGAGAAATTGCTCGAACACCCTATGACGGAGTTTGTTTAATGATAATATTCGGAGCAGGACTTGCAGGCCTTTTATCTGCTAACATGATGCGCAGTCACAAGCCAACTATCTATGAGTTTCAAAGTGAGTTGCCGAACAACCATGGTGCTTTGTTACGTTTTAGAAGTGACAAAGTTGGCACAGCCACCAATACTTTTTTTAAAAAAGTTAAAGTCAGCAAGGCAATAAAATACGATGGTAAAATTACTACAGAGCCTAATCTGTTCTTGAGTAATTTGTATTCTCAAAAAGTCACAGGTGCTATATCTGACAGGTCTATTAATAATTTAGATAGTGCTGAGAGATATATCGCACCTTGGACTCTTATAAGCGATATGGCTGAGGGCTGTAATATTACATATGATAAAAAAGTTGACAGAGCTTTGATTGAAGAGTTGCATGATTGGGAGCCAACACGCCCAATAATATCGACTTTACCTATGCCGATGTTAATGAGAATAATGGATTGGGAAGATATACCTGATTTCCCAAAGCAAAAGATATGGACTCAAAGAGCCATAATTGATCAGCCAGATTGCGATATTTACCAGACAATTTATTACCCAGACCCTGTAGCAAATCACTATAGGACTTCTGTTATTGGTAATGTTATTATCTCAGAGTTTTCAACCAGACCCGATCAAAAAGCAGGTGCTCATCTCATGGAGAGGTTAATGGACGACTTTGGCATTACACCAAAGAGGCTCGTCAACATGACAGACTCCCATCAAGAGTTTGGTAAAATAAGACCCATTGATGAAAACATCAGGAAAGAATTTATATTCCAAATGACAAGTAAGCATAACATTTACTCTGTCGGAAGGTTTGCAACATGGCGGCAGTTACTGCTTGATGATGTTGTTGACGATTTAAAGATCGTTGAAAGTTTTGTAAGAGGGAAAGACGATTATTCCCGTTTAGTTCATTCTCAGAAAGGAATAGAAGATGAAAGTTGAATTAATTAATGCGACCAGTGATGCTGTCAACCTATTGTTGTTTACTAAAAACACAAGGTTGATGAATGATGATGATTCGTATTCTAAAATAATGGATTGGTCTGATGAAAAAAAGCAGTCAGAACTAGATTACATGCTTAACACCATAAGGTCGTCATGGGAGTTTATTGATTACACATTTGATGTTAGAGATGTAAGCAGAGGATTCACTCACCAGTTTGTTAGAACTCGCCAAGCATCATACGCCCAGCAATCCCAAAGGACAGTTGACATGGGAGGTTTTAGTTATTATACTCCTGACAGATTCTATGAACCTGAAAACGAGTACCAGAAGTTGATTTATGATCAAGCAATGGAAGCTATTAATATGAATTACCAACAGTTGCGTGAACTCGGAATACCAGCAGAAGATGCCAGAGGTATACTGCCTACAAATATCCACACCAACATTGTTGCTAAATTTAATTTGCGAACATTGAGCGAGATGGCCAAGTCTAGGCTATCGCCGAGAGCTCAAGGCGAATATCAACAGGTGTTTAAGCTAATGGTAAAAGAGGTTGTTAAAACCCATCCATGGGCAGAGCCATTCTTAACCCCAAAAGAGTGGTCAGCACCATCAATGTCAAAATCTTTAAATTGAGGAGAGACCATGTCTTTTAAGCAGAAATACAGCCAAGCAATTGTTAACAAAGTTCACGAGCTAAGTTCAAAAAACTCTGTTAAATTAATTTGTGAGTCTATGAATATGTCAGATAGCACTGTAAGATATATATTAAGCAGAAGGCAACCTAACATACCTCAAGATGTATTGCTTGAGGATTACAATGAAGTCCCAGAGCCTATTAAAGATAGAACAATTTGGACGCAGATAAAAAGGTTTTTTAATATATCTTAGAAAGGAAATGAAATGAATAGAACTGTTATCGTCGATTTAGACGGCACGATATCTGATTGCAGTCAACGGCTACACCTTCACAAAGCAAATGACTACAAGGCTTTTAATGAAGCAGGCATAAATGATAAGCCAATAGAGAATGTTTGTAACTTAGTGCGCAGTGTAAAAGATTGTGAAACTAAAATTGTTATAATGACAGCCAGAGACGAGAGCTGCAGGCCTTCTGTGAAAGAGTGGCTTAAATTAAATGATGTGCCTTATGATGATATTATTATGAGACCTTCTTCAGACCAATCGCCTGACCATGTTTGTAAGCAGAGGTTATTTGAAAAAAACTTTGAGTATTCAGATATTTGGTTTGCTCTTGAAGATAGGAAGTCAGTTGTTGATATGTGGAGAGGTGAAGGTGTTACCTGTTTGCAAGTTGCTCCAGGAGATTTTTAATGGCATTGAGGGTTATAGGTAATGACCTTGAGTTGGATGGGGAGAAAGTCGCAAGGCTTTTCGACCTTCCAGCAAAGCGTCAAGATTTAATTGAGATGATTGATAAAGCAAACGATTATGAAGCAGATGTAGAAGATGCATTCTGGAGAGGTAAGAATGACCAGTGAAGCAAGAACGCCAGTGGAGTGTATTGAAGAAGCACTCAAAACATTTAGAGAGCGCAACCAAAGCTATGGTGATAATTATTTGCAACATGGCAGAGTGATGTCTGCTTTATTCCCTGATGGTATTAATTTAAAGACAGTTGAAGATTGGAACAGGTTCGGCATAATAAATATGGTCGTTGCCAAGCTAACTCGTTATTCTCAAAAGTGGCCGCATGTTGATAAGGGAACAATTGATTCAGTTCATGATATGGGTGTTTATTCATTTATGTTAGAGTCGCTTGATTCAGCTGAATTAGAAAAGAAAAGCGAAGAAATAATACCTTTTTGATTGGAAAGACTATGATTATATTTGATTTAGAAACCACAGGACTTCCTAAAGCTGAAGGTTCTGATTTAGACCTTCAACCTAAGATAATTGAGTTCGGTGCCATAAAAGTAACTGACGGGACTTTTGAAGAAATGGAAAGGATTGAGTTTATGTGCAATCCTGGGCATAGCCTTGATCCTAAGATAACTAAGATAACAGGCATAAAAGATGAAGATCTAAAAGACAAAAAACCTTTTATAGCTCACTACAAAGAGCTGTCCCATTGGTTTTTAGGTCAAAGGTCTCTTGCCGCTCACAATTTACCTTTTGATAGGAAAGTTTTAAGATATGAGCTAGAAAGAATTGACAAGTTGACTAAATTCCCTTGGCCTTTTAATCACGTCTGTACTTTAGAGGTTGGACAAAGTGTATGGGGAAGGATGCGCAAGCTAGGAGATATCCATTTAGAGGTAACTGGTAACGAAATAAAAAATGCGCACAGGTCTTTAGCTGACGTTGAGGCAACCATAGAAATATTAAAATGGTATAAAAAAGAGGGACACATATAGTGTTACACATAAGAACTAGAACTGAATATTCTTTCCGCAAAGCATATGGCCCAATTCAAGGCATTGTTGATGGCGCGAGCGAAGCAATTGGCATAGCAGACTCAGGAACTTGGGGTCATGTACCTTTTAACAATGCTTGTAAAAAAGCAGGAGTCAAACCTATATTTGGAGTTGAGATAGCTGTTGTAGGAGATTCAACCGAGAGAACTAAACAACCTTCAAACTCAATGGCATTCATAGCTAAGAATAATTCTGGGCTGACTGAGGTATATGAGCTTGTTACTAAAAGCACGCAAAAGGAAAATTTTTATTACTTCCCAAGGATAAGTTATTCTGATCTGTTTGATATTTCCAGCAATGTTATAATTTTAAGTGGAAGTCATCCTGAATGGGGAATGCTTCCTTTGACCAGAAAAGACGATCTGTACATTGAGATAAATCCTATGAGCTCCCGCAAAGCTCTAGAGTTCTGCGAGCAGAAAGGTTTTAAACCAGTCGCAACGAGTGATAATTATTATCCAAAAGTTGCAGACAAAAAAGCATATGAAGTTTTAGTTGGCCGCAACAGAACTGAAAGAACCTCTCCTATGCATCTTTTAAACGAGTGGGAGATTTTAGATTGCATTCCTTGGTTGCCTGACGAAGCAATAGCCAATACATATAAAATCGCTGATATGTGTAATGTAGATTTACCAGTTGCGCAAATGATTTCTTTTAAACCTGAGAAAACTTTAAGGCAAATGTGTATAGATGGAGCACCATCAAGAGGTGTAGATCTATCCGACCCAATTTACAACGCTCGTTTAGACAGAGAGCTTGATATGATTTCAAGCAAAAAGTTTGAAGATTATTTTTACGTTATAGCTGATATGATAAATTATGCTAAAAAGCATATGTTGGTTGGTCCTGCTCGAGGATCTTCTGCTGGGTCTTTAGTTTGCTGGTTGATAGGTATTACAGATGTTGACCCTATATTTCATGATTTATTGTTTGAAAGATTTATAGATATAACCCGAGAAGACTTACCAGACATAGATATAGATTTCCAAGATGACAGGCGTGAGATGGTTTTCCAATACCTTAGAGATAAGTATGGCTCTGAGAAAGTTGCTCACTTAGGAACTGTAAGCCGATACAAAGCTAAAAGCACAATCACTGAAGTTGCTAAAGAATTAGCAATACCTGCTTGGGAAGTTAATGATTTGAAAGGTGCGATCATAGAGCGCAGTTCTGGTGATGCTCGTGCAGCTATGTGTATTATGGATACCTTTAACGATCTTGAGGTTGGCAAAGAAGTTTTAAAGAAATATCCACAAATGAAAATAGCCTCAAAGATGGAAAATCACGCTCGCCATACAGGTGTTCATGCAGCAGGCATAATCGTAACAGAAGAACCAGTTAGCAAGTATTGCTCTGTTAGTGGTCAGAGTGGTGCAGCCCAAATAGATAAATCAGACGCTGAAGACTTAAACTTATTAAAGATTGACGCATTAGGACTTAGGACTCTTTCTGTATTGCAAGATGTTTTAGACCAAGTCGGTTGGGAAAGAGAAAAGCTCGTTAATTTCCCACTAGAGGATGAAAAGGCTTTTGACATACTTAATGATGAAAAATACGCAGGGATATTTCAGTTTGAAGGATATGCCCTCCAGTCATTAACACGTCAAATGAAGATTAGCAACTTTGAAGATATCGCGGCAATAACTGCCCTTGCGCGTCCTGGACCATTAAACTCTGGCGGCACAACTGAATATATAAAAAGAAAAGTTGGCTCTGAACCTGTTTCTTATCTTCACCCAATGACTGAAGAGATAACTAAAATAACTAATGGGGTTGTTGTTTACCAAGAACAAGTCATGACAATCGCCAGAGATGTGGGTAAGTTAAGTTGGGAGGACGTTTCTCAATTACGCAAGGCAATGAGTAAAAGTTATGGGGAAGAGTATTTTGATACTTTTTGGGTAAGATTTAAGGCAGGAGCTGAATCCCAAGGAATAGAAGAAGACCAAGCACTTAAAGTCTGGAAGAATATTAATACAATGGGCTCTTGGGCATTTAACCGAAGTCACGCAATAGCATATGGAATGGTAAGTTATTGGTGTTGCGTTTTAAAAAGCAGATTCCCTTTAGAATTTGCTGCTGCTTGTTTACGGAATGTTAAAGATGATGATCAGGGTGTAAAGCTATTGCGCGAGGTTGCTCGTGAAGGATTAGTTTATAAACCTTATGATAAATACAAATCAAAGCTAAATTGGTCTGTTCAAGAAGGAGAGTTGATTGGTGGGCTTATAGGTATAAGAGGTATTGGCCCGAAGTTAGCTGAAGACATTGCAAAAAGAAGAGAGTTCAAGCAACCTCTAACCCCTCGCCAAGAAAGCCTTTTAGATAATGGCCAGACTCCATATGATGACATATTTGAGTGCGAGCGTAGGTTTGGGCATATTAAAAAAGACCCATCCTCTCATAATATAAAAACTCCGATAACTGACATACAAGATCTTGAAGCTGACACTCCAGGAACTTTTGTATTCTTCGGCAAGCTAAAAGAGAAGAATTTAAGAGATTTAAATGAAACTGTTAACCTCGCTAAAAGAGGCGGCAGAAGAGCTGAGACTCATAACCTTTGGCTTAACATGACTTTTGAAGATGACACTGGCCCAATTATATCTACAATTGATAGATTTAAATATCCTAAGATGGGGAAGGCCATAGTTGAAGATGGCAGGCTTGGTGATTGGTATCTAATAAAAGGCACACTCCGTAAAGGTTTTAGAAAAATATATGTAGATAAATGGAGAAAACTCTCGTAAGCCTTTGTTTTTAAAGGAAAAGAAAGTTACTTTATTTCTGACTTAGTGCTTTACTTCTCTGGCTAAAGAGCGTAAAAGAAGGTATATTTTGAGAAAGGAAGTAAAATGAAAACACCAGTTTACACAAATACTAATGATACCTCGCCTAGAAACACTCCAGATTTCCAACACTTTATGGAAACTTTAGAGGCTTTTGAAAACTTAGACCGCGAGGTAAAAAAGGAGGATGACAAAACTTGGAATCATAGAGATTTAGAGGCTAGGATTCTTTCAAACCGAGATCGTTATGGTCAGATAATTAATCAACTTACTTCAGCTGAAAAATCAGTTGCTTCGAGATTTAGGCCTCTTATGGAAGCGTGGCGAGTTAATTGTAGAATTGAGAAAGGAATATACGATGGAAAATAAACATAACCCAAATGCTAGAGAGATCACTGACTGGATCGGTAATTCAAGGATTACTTGGTGTGGTCCTTTTTCAGTTGCCACTGTTGCTGGCATTAAATACGAGCCAGCTTACCAAACTCTAAAAATGATTAGAGGTAAGCGTCATTGTAAAGGTGTTACTAAAAGTAACATCACAAAGGCTTGTCAGAGATTTGGTGTTAACCCTAAATACACCGCTCTTAAAAAGCGAAGAGTTCTTCGTAAATTTATCGAGGATGGTCATCTTGAGTCTGGTAAAGTTTATATTGTTGAAGTTACTAAGCATGTGCTTGTTATTGATACTCGTGATTGGACCACTATTGACAATCAGGTTGCTAAGTGGAGAGCGATGGATGCTTCTCACCACTGGTCAAGGAAACTTGTAAAAGGCTTCCACGAGATCAGAAACCCTAAGTTTCTACCATCAGACGAGGGGCAATTAAATTTTGATTTTGCCCTAGCTGCAGGGAGGTAATTTATAATGAGTAATTGTTATAAGTGCGATAACCGAGGAATTATTTATGAGCGCGATCCCTATGGGGATTGCGTTAATCTTGAGGCTTGTGATTGTAAAGCTGCAAAAGAAAGGTTTGAAGACGATAATGAGAATAACTAAAGCACCTTTTGGCAAGTATTGCATTGCGACTGTTCCTTTAGGTGGGGGCAACTTTGATAAGTTGAACTCACTTCCTGGATTTAAAAAATGGATCGGCAGAACTCTTATGTTTGATCCTACTGGTGCTAATATTGAACGCATTAATAAATACTGGCCAGATGCTAAATGGGACGAAAGTGTTTCCGAGATACTTGATGAATATATCTTAAAATTGAAAACTGCTGAAGAAACTTTAAAACTTAAAAAAGATGCTTTGCCTTCAACAGATGATTTTGATTTTAAAACTAAGCCATTTGATCACCAGAGAAGAGCTTTTTATATGAGCCGAGATAAAGATTCTTTTGGTTTGTTAATGGAGCAAGGCACAGGCAAAACTAAAGTAATAATTGATAATGCTGCTTATCTTTATGCAAAAGGCGAGATTACTGCGCTTGTTGTTATTGCTCCTAATGGCGTTCACCGAAACTGGTTAAACACAGAGATTCCTTTCCATATGCCTGATTGGTGTATTCATAATTCAGTATTCTATACTTCTGGTATGAATAAAAAACAATCAAAACAATTTGATGATGTGCTTTCTTCTTCTAACTGTTTAAAGATATTTAGTTTTAATGTTGAGGCTTTTACTAGCCAAGTTGCTGTTAAGTATATGATGAAGATTTTATTAAGCAACAGAGTTATGCTTGTTGTTGATGAAAGCTCTAGGATAAAACGTCCAGGAGCCAAGCGAACAAAGATAATAACTAAATTTTCAAAACAAGCAAAATATAGAAGAATATTAACAGGCACACCTGTGACCAAAGGACCAGAAGACACATACAGCCAGTTTAAATTTTTAAACCCTTTGATATTAGGTTATGACAGCTTTTATTCTTTTAAAGCTAGATATTGTAATATGGGCGGCTTTGAGAACAAACAGATTGTTGGTTATAAAAATGTTGATGAACTTACGAGGAATATTGAAGGCCATAGTTTTAGAGTTCTTAAAAAAGACTGCTTAGATCTTCCTGATAAAATATACCAGAGACATTATGTTGAATTAACACCTAGGCAGAAAAACATATATGAAACTCTTAGGAAATCTTTTGTCGCAGAACTTGACGGGAATATAATTGAAGCACCCGAAGCAATTACAAGATTATTAAGACTTCAGCAGGTTTTATGTGGGTGGTTTTCAGGTGAGGAAGGCATACAGCAAATAGACGATAAAAATGCTCGTTTAGAGGCGTTAAAAGAGATACTGTCAGATATAGACTCTAAAGTTATAATATGGGCTAGATTTAAAGCCGATTTAAAGGCCATACAGAGGGCATTAGGTGAAGAGGCAGTAGCTTATCACGGAGAGGTATCAAACGACGATAGAGAGGTGGCCGTTTACAGATTCCAAAACGACCCAAAAATCAAATATTTCGTAGGTCAGCCCCAGTCGGGGGGAATAGGTTTAACTTTGACTGCTGCTGATTATGTTATTTATTATTCTAACAGCTTTGATTTAGAGATAAGAATGCAGTCTGAAGACAGGTGTCACCGAATAGGAACTAAAAACAATGTTACTTATATTGACATAGAAGCTCGCAAAAGCATAGACACTAAAATAATAAAAGCCTTGCGAGAGAAAAAGAATTTAGCAGACATAATAACTAAAGACCCAATGTCATTATTTTTAGTGGAGGATTGATATGAGTAGCTTTTCACAGTTAGTAATTGCTGGTGTTGTTATACACAAAATACGAATGATAGTAGAAAATAATGACGACAAAAGTAGCAAAGAATTAAAATCTGAAATTAAAGACATAATTTATAACGATATTATTGATAGGAATAGTAATGAGTGAAAAAAACTTCTGGACACTAATAAGGAATAATTTACCTTTGAAAATGTACCGCGTTGAAAACAAAGTTATGAAAGGAATGCCAGATGTCCATTACATAGATAAACAAGGAAACTCTGGCTGGATAGAATTAAAGTTTTTAGATTCTTGGCCAAAGAAAGTTTTAAGCATAGGCCTGCGCATGAACCAGAGCTTGTGGTTAACTAGTTATGCTAGGAGTAAAGGAAGTTGTTGGGTTTTATTAAAAGTTGGAAGAGATTACACAGCTTTAATGAAAGGCAAAGACGCAGATAAATTATTTAGACCTAGTAAAAAAGAATTCTTTAATGTTGTTCATTGGTCAAAAAAAGGCAACTTATCAAAAGACGACTGGTCAGAGCTCTGCGATGTTATCACCCTTTCCCAGAAAATGCCGATCCCGTCAGTATAGCCCCGAATGCTAAATGAAATAATCCACCGCCCATTAATGTAAAAGGATTGTGCTGACCTGTCAGCTTCTTCATTAACTCCATCTGTACCATAGGCTCTGTAGTGGAATTTATTATTTCCATAAACTGTGAGATGTCAGGTCTGTTAAGCCCATACCATATAGGGCAAAACATAAAATCATAAAAACATATAAGAAGGTAAAGTATTAATGCCGTCCACCTCCAAGTCATTGTAGACTTCTGTTGCGCTGTAAGTTCCTTGCTCATTTAAACGCAGGGTGGCTCACACATCATCTTGTCTACACCATAAAAAATAACAACTACAAATATTGCTAGTGCTATACCTATCCAGATCCATTTGTTTTTCATTTGCTTTCCTTTCTATTTAAATCCACCCAAGGCTTTCTTAATCTGATCTTCCATATCAGCCATGAGGTCTTCTCTTAATTGATCTTGAGCTTCAGTC